GTGGACAACAGGAACACGGGCGTCAGACGATTACCACATATATAGAGAGTCGGGCGGCGGTGATGTCATTGTTAACTCAGGCAGCGTCGGCATAGGCCAGACTTCACCTTCAAGCCCATTAGATGTTAACGGACAGGCTGAGATAGGCACAAACGGCAATCAGCTTCGTTTAAATTCTACGGCTGGAATTGCCATATTCGAAGGCAACAGCACTGAGTATTACTTGCGCAACAAAGGCACCGGCAAGATGTCTTTTCAGCAGGGCAGCTCAAACACAGAGCGCATGTATTTAACAAATACAGGCACCTTGTACGTAGACGGCACCTACCAAACATTCTCAGATGAGCGACTAAAAGACAATATCGAGCCAATCGAAAGCGCGCTTGAGAAGGTGAGCTCCTTAACAGGGGTTACTTTTACGCGAAAAGAAGCAGGCGACAAATCGACAGGCCTGATCGCCCAAGATGTCGAGAAAGTGCTCCCAGAGGCGGTGCAAACGAACGATGCCGGCTACAAAACTGTTGCGTATGGCAACACGGTCGGCTTGTTAGTCGAGGCAATCAAGGAGCTGCGCCAAGAGGTAGCAGACCTAAAGAAACAACTTGAGGAGAAGTAAGAATGGCAATCACTAAAACCACGACCGTGCGCTACGTGTTAGTCACAGAGCAGTCGCCAGATCCTTTTTTGGAGGTCTGCTTTATAGACACGATTGATGACGCTGCCGACGAAGAATTACCTGTAAAACTAGATCGAATACTTATAATAAAAAAAAATAACGGTGACGGTAATGCAACTGATTACTCTGGATATGATCAGCTTATTATCGATATCGCTGACGCCATTTGGACCTCTTAAAAGCGGCCTCTAAGTAATGGCAACCATCTTATCCTCCGCAGTCAACATAAAAGCTCGCTACGTAGCCGAGGGCTACTCTGAGCTTGGTCAGGAGTTTGTGGAGGCAGGGTACGTAGAAGACTTAGGCCCGGCGCGCTCAAGTATTTTTATCGGTTCAACCTTTATTTCAAGTAAAATATGGGATGACGTTGCAGAGCCTGTTGATGCATGGACCGATATAGCGCTGCCAGCACAAGTCTGGGCGGCGCGACAAGGCACTTCAACCTCGTGGAGTGACACGGCCGGATCATCTCCTGCTGGGGGCTGGACCAAAATTTACACAACAGACAATCCATTCGAGTAACGAGACATGGCAGACACTACAACCACAACCTATTCGCTAACAAAGCCAGAGGTAGGCGCGTCAGAAGACACGTGGGGCACGAAGATAAACACCAACTTCGACTCTATCGACGATCTCCTAGACGGCACAACGGCTATCCAGCCTAATCTGACTCAAGGCTCATGGCAGGTCGGTGGGACTGCGGTAACTGCTACAGCGGCAGAGCTGAATATTCTCGACGGCGTTACAGCGACAGCAGCAGAAATTAATATCCTCGATGGTGTCACGTCTACAGCCGCAGAGTTAAACATCTTAGATGGCGTCACAGCGACGGCTGCTGAGCTAAACATCATGGATGGGGTAACGGCTACCGCGACAGAAATAAATGTCTTAGATGGCATTACAGCGACCACTGCAGAGCTTAATTATGTGGATGGAGTGACTTCTAACATCCAGACGCAGATTGACGCAAAAACAACGTTGTCTGCTGTTTACCCAGTAGGCTCTATTTACATAAATGCGAGCAATTCGACTAACCCGGGCACATTGCTTGGCTTCGGTACATGGACGGCATTTGGCGCCGGCCGGGTTATGGTGGGCATTGACAGCACTGACACAGACTTCGATACAGCAGAGGAGACAGGTGGCGCTAAGACTGACACGGTAGACGTCACTGTTCCAAGAGATGGCTGGGGCTCAGATCAGACTGCAGGGAAGCTCACAGAGCCAACTACAGATGGTCGGCTTATTACTGGCTCAGGCCTCTCCGAAAGCGGCGAGAACCTTGAGTCACTTGCACAAGCATCAGGCGATCGCACCTTTACTTCAACTTCAGCGGACGTTGTACAGCCTTACATTGTTGTCTACATGTGGAAGCGTACTGCGTAAGGAGTCGTCATGCCGCTAAACGCTATTGATCTCCCGGCAGGGGTATATAGACACGGTACAGATTTAGAGGGTGCTGGGCGCTGGCGTGACGTCAATCTTGTCAGGTGGCGTAATGGCTCGCTAGGGCCTGTTGGCGGCTGGCAAGAGCGTACCAAGACGGGCGCAACGCTAGACAAAGCTGTGCGCGGTGCTATTGCTTGGGTCGATAACTCGTCAAACACTAATCTAGCTGCTGGCACCTACAACAAGCTTTTCTACATCAGCGCTGCCAATGCGGTAACTGACATCACGCCAGCATCCTTTACTGCAGGCAATGAAGATGCCGCACTAAGATCTGGATTTGGCGCAGGAACGTTCGGCTCTGGATATTACGGCACGGAGCGCGTATCTAGCGGCGAGTTCCAAGAAGCGACTACGTGGTCTTTAGATACATGGGGCGAATACCTAGTCGCCTGCTCCGTTGATGACGGCAAGCTTTACGAGTGGCAGTTAGACTCTGCTACAAATGCGGCTGCAATCACGAATGCACCAACATCTAATTTAGGTCTCGTTGTGACTGGCGAGCGGTTTTTGTTTGCTCTGGGGGCGGGCGGCAATCCGAGGAAGGTCCAGTGGTGCGATAAAGAAGATAACACCGCATGGACCCCCTCGGCGACGAATGAGGCCGGGGACTTCGAGCTTGCTACAAATGGCGAGATCTTAAGCGGCCATAAGATGCGCGGCAGGACAATCATTCTGACCACGACTGATGCGCACGTTGCCACGTACATTGGCCCGCAGCTTGTGTTCCAGTTTCAGCGTGTTGGCACCGATTGCGGTGCAATATCGCGTCACGCGTGTGTAGCGCACATGGAAGGCGCCTACTGGATGGGCTCAAAGAGCTTTTTCTTTTTCAATGGCAGTGCGGTGCAGGAGATGCCTTGCGAGGTTCTAGATTATGTCTTTACCGACATAAACAACGACCAAAGATCAAAGGTGACTGCGATGAACAACGCGCAGCATGGAGAGGTTTGGTGGTTCTACCCGTCAGGAGGTTCCAAGGAGAACGATCGGTATGTTGTCTATAACTATCTAGAGAACTATTGGAACATAGGAACATTATCGCGTACCTCTGGCTTTGACGCTGGTGTTATGAGGCATCCGATCATGTTCGATGCTGCCGGCAAGATATACGATCACGAGACTGGCTTTGACCATGACGGCACAGCGCCTCACGCAGAGTCAGGCCCAATATTGTTTGGGTCAAACGTGGTGAAGGTCAACGAGATAATTCCGGATGAGAAGACGCAAGGGGAGGCAACGCTTACGTTCAAGTCTCGCTTTTATCCAAACGGCGATGAATTTACCCATGGCCCATACACGATGGCTAACCCGGTGAGCGCTAGATTCTCTGGACGACAGTTGCGTATACGAGTTAACGGCTCAGAGCTAAAAAACTGGCGTTTTGGCGTGCCCCGTCTCAACCTAATAGCAGGCGGCAATAGATGAGTCTTGCCCCTCCGCCCCTTGGCCCCGAGTGGAAGGCTTGGGGTGAGCGCCTTGTTGATTATTTAAATCGCATACGGTCAAAGCTCGTATTTAAGCAGACCGGCGACAGCGCCAACGAAGACGGAATTATTCTGTATGACAACACCAACAAGTACCCGGTGGTCTCTGTTGGCGGTGTTTATAAGCAGGTAGTTTTAGCTGATGGCCATGGCGACTTCAGCATTAGCTCAGACTACTCGTATGCGGCCGCAAACACGACCTACGAGCTTACTTTTACTGCCGGGTCTAACAATGAGGGTCTTACCCTTACAGGCTCTCAGATCGCATTTGACGAGCCCGGGTATTACCTTGTGAGTTTCTCCGCGCAGATATTTTCTTCGTCATCATCGACGGTAGAGTTTGCATTTTGGCCCAAGATTAACGGGACAAACCTCGCGGGAAGCACGATGAGAGCGGCTCTACATGGTAATTCAGAGACAACGGTTGTCAGCCGTGCGGCAATTATTCACGCCAACGCTAACGATTACTTGGAGGTGGCTACGGCGTGTGACAGCACTAACGGGTCGCTGAAAGCGTTTGCGGCTAATGGTATTTCTGACGAGCCTGCATGCCCAGCGGCGACACTTACGATCATACGCTTCCATAGGTGATATAATTGACAGACGTTGTAGAAGAGTTAATACGTTGTAAGCCTTGGTTAGAGGCGGCGCTAGAGCTATCAGGTGGCACGCATACGCTGGACGATGTTGTGCAAGCGATTATTAAGGGCGAGATGCAGTTCTGGCCGGCGCCAAAAGGTTGCGCAGTAACGGAGATCGTCAACTACCCCCGCAAGAAGGTGCTACACATTTTTCTTGCAGGTGGCGAGATGGAGCAAATCATCGACATGGATGACTCTGCTGTCGAGTTTGCAAAGATGAATGGATGCACAGGAATGAGCATCGCCGGCCGCAGAGGCTGGAAAAGAGTTTTAAAAGATAAGGGTTACGAAGAGACCTTTACAGTTCTAGGAAAGGATATCTGATATGTCAGGTGGTGGAAAAGGCGGTAGTCAAAAAACGGAAGTCGAGATTCCAAGCTGGATACAAGGCCCGGCTTCTCGCAATTTGCAACGCGCTGAACAGCTTGCACAGGTCGGTTACATGCCCTACTACGGGCCTTCTGTGGCGGCGTTCACTCCTATGCAAACGCAGGCCATGCAGTCTACTGCAGACGCTGCTGCGGCCTTTGGTTTGGCTCCGCAGATGGACGTTACCGCTGGCATGCCAGAGGCGCAGGACTTTGGTGGCGTTCAGGGTTACGGCACCGGGCAGATGTTCGAGCAGGCGCTATCTGAGTTGGCTGCCAATCAGCCGGCACAGGCGGCATCATTTAATCGATTGTTCACTGGCCCACAGGCCGGCGGGGCAGGTGGCTTGCTTAATCAAATGGGTCCGGGCGGTGGTTACGGGCCATTCGGCGGATACGGGCCGTTTGGTATGGGCGGCATGCTACCTCCAAACTTAGGCGGGGGGTCACGATAATGGCGGGATCAGCACAAGGCGGGGCGCAGCCCGCAGGACAGGCCGCAGGACAGCCCAACGTATTCCAGCAGGCTCAAATGGGTCAAACCGGCGCCATGATGGGCACAGCGGCAGGCATGGGCTACCAGCCTGCACAAGTACAAGCAGGGCAGATCGGACAGACTGATTTAACGCCCTACTTCAACCCGTTTGAGCAAACTGTGGTTCAGCAGTCTCTGGGGGATATCGAGCAGGCGCGTCAGATGCAAGCCAATCAGTTGGCGTCTCAGGCTCAGCGTGCAGGGGCTTTTGGTGGCTCACGCTCAGCGATTCTAGAGTCGCAGGCTAACGAGGCTGCAATGCAGCAGGCGGCACGCACGGCGGCTAATCTTCGACTGGGTGGCTTCCAAAATGCACAGCAGATGGCCGGTCAGGACATTGCTAATACAATGCGTGCAGACCTAGCGAATCAGAGCGCGGGACTTACGGGTGCAGGCCAGAGGTTAGCGGCCGCAGGTCAGCTAGGAAACCTGTCTCAGCAGGCGTTCGGTATGGGTAGAAACCTACAGCAAGACCTCATGCAGCAAGGTAACCTGCAGCAACTGCTTAACCAGCAGATATTTGATCAGGCACGCGGCCAGTTTGAAGGCTACTCGTCATTCCCGGAAAGGTCTCTTGGGTTCTTGGCTTCTGCGCTTGGTGCGGCGCCTGTACCGCAGACACAGACAACCAGCAGACAGCCGGGCCTGTTCGATTACTTGTCGCTCGGCGCAAGTTTGATTCCAACGGGGTAAATTATGGTAGCTACTGATCAAGGAAAAGAAGTTTCTGGACTTGCCGGGCTGTTCAAGATGATGGACGAAGAGGATAAGAAGCGCCTCGCTAATCTAGGGCAGGCGGCCAGTAATTATGCAATGCAACCCATGGGTGAACAGATGGCTCCTGTGCAGTTTGGTGGCGGCTTGTTGCAGATGATGCCAGTCCCCGAAATGCAGATGGGTCAGGGCATGATGGGCTTTCAGCCTGTCGGCGGCGGCAGCTCGGTAGAGCGCACTGCCGAGTTCGTTGACAAGATGCGGAAAATGTTGGGGTTGCCGGTATGACACCAGAACAGCTTAGAATGTTGCAACTACGTAATGAAGAGGAACGCCAACGCGTAAACATGGCCGCACAGCAAGGGCTCATGGACAGGCTTGCCTCTGGCCCCAAGTTTGTAGACGGCGCCCCGGCGGCGCTAACGCCTACTCCACAGCAGGCTCAAAACTTACAACTACAGCAAAATATGTCGCCCGCTAGTCTACAGAGACAGCAAAACTTCATGCGTGGAATGCAAGAGGTTCAGGCGGCTACAGAAGCACAGGCACCGCGTAATGTGCCTCAAAAGTCATTGCTGGGATCGATTGGCTCATTCTTTGGCGACCGCGCCCGCGACCCAGCGTATATGGCTCGCTTAGCGGCAGGGTTGCAGTCGATGACTTTGAACCCTAACCAGCAGTTCATTCAAAACCAGCTACAGCGCGCGAAAGACATCCGCGTTGAGCGTCAGGGATACCAGCAAGCCAACTTAACTGCTGATTACTTCAGGCAGCAAGGCCAGCCAGAGATCGCGTCACTTATTGAGAAAGTGCCCGGCGTAGGGAATGAGGCTCTGAAGGCCATGTTCCGTCAGCCAAAAGCGGCGCCTTCTATCCTGCAAGAGTACATGTTTGCACGGTCGCAAAATCCAGAACTTACATACGAGCAGTTTTTGGAGATGAAGAAAAGCGGCGGTACGACCGTAACTGTTGGAGGCGAGACATTGACGCCCGGGTTCGAAGCGCTTGATAAAGCCTACGCAAAAGATCACCTCGAATGGGTAAGGGGTGGCCGTGCAGACATGCAGTCGCAGATACAAAATGTCGGCGAAGTTTTGTCGGCCCTTGAGCTAGGCAAGCCATTAACGGGAACGCTGTTAACCTTGGCTCCAGACTTTGTGCGCGCTTTTGCTGACCCAGAATCACTTGACGCTCAGCAGAAAGTTGAAGAGGTGGTTCAAAGAAGCCTGCGTGTAACGCTTGGTGCGCAGTTTACCGAGAAGGAAGGAGAAAGGTTGATTGCAAGAGCGTACAACCCGCAACTTTCTCCAAAGAAAAATGCGCGGCGGTTACGCAAGCTTTATCAAAAACTTGGGGAAACTGCTCAGGCGCGTAACGCAATGGCTGACTATTTCGATAAAAATGGCACGCTACAAGGCTACAGAGGGCCGGAGATATCAATAGCAGACTTGTACACAGCGGTCAGCGAATACACGGTAGGCGAAATCATTACCGACCCTGCTACTGGTAAGAAATACGAATACCTTGGTGGTGACGCGGCTGACGAAAAGAACTATCGGGAAATCAACTAATGGCTAAACCGTGGGAAATATACAAGGAAAGAAATGTCGGCCTAGTCCGTCGCCCCCTCGAAGAGCAAGATAAGCTCATCGCAGAAGTGGGTGGCGGTCGCGTAGTGGAGCGTGGCGGCAGGCAGTTTTTCGTATCCCCCGGATATAGCACCGCAGACCCTGAGCAGATTCGAAAGATCATGCAAGGGCAAAAATCTGCTCGTGAGCTGGTTGAGTCGGAAATGCGCAGGGAAATGGTTGAGTCGCAACCAATAAGCGCGGCGGCGGCAAAGGTGACTCAAGGCATCCCATATATAGGAGAGTTTATTCCTGAGGCTCTTGGCACCGTCAGCCCTGTGGGAAGAGAGCGCGTAGAGCGCTTGCAGAGGGCTACAGAGGAAGAGTACCCCGTAGCAAGTGCGATGGGTCGTATGGGTTCAGCGGCAATAACAGGCCTTCTAGCGCCCGGTACGGTGCCTGCAACAGTAAGCGGAGCGTTTGCCAGAGGCGCGCTTTTTGGTGGTTCTGAGGCTGCTGTAAGCGGGTTTGGAGCGGCAGAGGGCGATTTTTCTGAAAGAGCTATAGAAGCTATACCTGCTGGCGTCCTTGGTGCAGGCTTGGGCGGCGGCATGGCCGGCCTTATCGGCTTGTTTGCAAAAGGCGCTACCGGCACTGCAGGCTTGGATGCCGCAGCAAGAAAGGTTGCCAGTGAGCTAGGAATTTCTAAAGAAGCGGCGATGGTTATTGGGCAGACGCTGTCACGAGAAGGCAGCTCCCTAGAGGATGCTCTGCAAAACATTCGACGTGCTGGTGATCAGGGAATGATCGCCGACGCCGATATTGCCACGGCTAAGCTTTTGGATGCTGTAATTGCATCGGGTGGCGAGGCGGCTACTATCGGCCGGGGCGCTGTAACAGAACGCGCGGCAGCGCAGTCAGAGCAGCTCAGTGGCGCCATGACTCGCGCCTTGGGTGCCGAGCCTGTTGGGGCAAGGACCGCAGCAGAGCAAGCGGCGGCACGATACGCGCCAATGACTCGCCTTTCATATGCAGAGGCCTACGCATCGCCTATTAACTACACCAGCGCAGCAGGTCTGGAGATCGAAGAGCTGATCAAGCGAGTGCCGGCAGACGAGTTACGGGCGGCCTTCAAAGAAGCCAATGATGTTATGCAATTGCAGGGCATCCAGAACCAACAGATCAGGGCGACAATTAACGACGACGGCAGCATCGATTACGAAGAGATGCCGAACGTTATTCAGCTCGATTTTCTAAAGCGCGCCATGCAGAGAATTGCATACTCTGACCAGTACACGGACAAGTTCGGCCGACCTACCGGCAAAGGTGCAGACTTAAACATCGTAGCAGGAAAGTTACGTGACGCCTTGGGTCGCGCGGTTCCGTCTTACGACAGAGCTGTCTCTATGGGCGGCAACGTCATACGAGAGCGTCAGGCAGGCGAGCTAGGGAATGTTTTACTCAATGACCGGGTTACCCGTGACGAGCTAACAGAGGCCGTCAGAGGCGCCTCTAAGACCGAGATGGACGCTCTTCGGTTGGGAGTGAGAAACCAGATCGATGAGATTATGGCAAACGTCAAAACCTCTATATCTGCAGGCGATCAGGGTGCAATTGAAGAGGCGCGCAAGTTGTTGCGCCAGTTATCTAGTGGGGCCAACCGGCAGAAGCTGCAGATGATCCTGACGCCTCAGAGATACGGACAGCTAAATACCAAGCTTAATGAGATCCGTGCAGCGCTAGAGTTACAGGCAAACGTAGCGCCGAACAGCGCGACAGCCATACGCCAGCAGATCATGAAAGACATTGAAGAGATCAGCGGGCTAGGTATGGTCGGCAGCGCTCTCCGTGGTGAGCCATTACAGGCAGGGCAAAAGGTAATTCAAGCGCTTACAGGAATGACCGACGAGTCCATGGTTGCGCGCCGAAACGACATACTGAAAGAGGTGGCCGAGGCCTTGACAACCAAGCGCGGCCGAGAGGCAGAAATTGCCCTTTCATACGTTTCCGAAGCAATACAAAAAGGCCGAATTACAGAGGCCAAGGCAAATTATGTTAATCAAGTTCTGCAGCGATCACTGGTGCCGGCAGGTGTTGAGATGAGCGAGCAGGCACGCGCAGGCATGGGGCTTTAATATGTTGAAACCAATGACAGACCTAGAGATCGAAGGCATCGCGCGCGAGGCCGTGCAGGACGCTGTGGATTTCTGCGAGTCCGAGATTGCCGAGGATCGAATTAAGGCCCAGAGATACTTTGATGGCGAGGTCGATATTGGCGAAGAAGATGGCCGATCAAAAGTAGTAGCCACGAAGGTAAGAGACACCATTCGTGCTATCAAGCCGTCTTTGATGCGTGTGTTTCTATCTACTGACAAGCCTGTTGAGTACGTTCCACGTGGAACAGAGGACGTTCAGGCTGCCGAGCAAGCTACAAAGTACATGCACTACCAGTTCAGCGAGCTTAACGGGTACAGGGTGCTTAACGATGCCTTTCACGATGCTCTGGTTAAGAAGTGTGGGGTTGTTAAAGTCTATTGGGACACGTATCAAGAGCAGGAGGTTTATGACTTCCAAGACCTCAACGACATGGAGTTCACCCTTCTTGTTAACGAGGACGCCGTTGAAGTCATCAAGCACACTGCCCGTAGCACTATCGAGATCGACGAGTTTGGGATGGAGGTTGAGAATCCTGTCCATGATCTTAAGATTTCTCGCACAATCGAACGCGGCAAGATGTGCATTGAAAGCGTCCCCCCGGAAGAGTTTTTCATTGATCGCAACTCGCGCTCTATCGATGACTATTACTGTGTTGCTCATCGTACCGAGATGCGTGTCAGTGACTTGGTCGCTATGGGTTATGATTATGAGGAAGTACATGATCTAAGCGGCCTGCAGCACTCTGACACCTTCTCAGAGGTCGAGGAGTACGAGCGGCGCGGTTATGAGTCAGACTACTCAGAAGAGGACGTGCAAGACCCTTCAATGCGGCTAGTTGCTATCACCGAGGCGTACATAAAGATCGACGTCGAGGGCACTGGCGTTGCTCAGATGCACAAGGTTGTTCTGGGCGGCAACAAGTACAAGCTTCTCGACTACGAGCCATGCTCTCACCTGCCATTTGCGGTGTTTGAGGTGGACCCTGAGCCGCATACGTTTTACGGCCGGTCTGTCGCGGATCTAATCATTAACGACCAAGACGCCGCCACAGCAATGCTCCGCGGTGTTCTGGATAACGTCGCACTGACTAACAACCCGCGTATTGAGATCGTAGACGGCGCGGTCAACATCGATGACCTGCTAAACAATGAGATTGGTGGTGTTATCCGTGTCAAGCAGGCAGGCGCCATACAGCCGCAGGCAGTTCCGTTTGTGGCCGGTCAAACCCTCGGTGCTCTGCAGTATTTCGACCAGCAGGTAGAGGACAAGACAGGCGTTACAAAGGCCTCTACGGGGCTTTCTCCTGACACCCTGCAGTCAACTACCGCTACGGCCGTAAACGCCACTGTACAGGCTCAGGCGGCTCAGATAGAGGTCATGGCGCGCAACCTTGCGGAAGGCGGGATGCGTCAAATGTTCAAGCTGATGCTGCAGTGCATGACGCAGAACGTAGACGAGGAGCAGATGATGCGCTTCCAAGGCAACAGCTACGTGCCTGTCGATCCACGCTCTTGGAACAGCACGATGGACGTGTCTATCAATGTCGGTCTCGGCACGGGCAGAGAGGACCAGAAGGTCGCTGTGCTCAACCAAGCGCTGCAGACGCAGATTCAGATATTCCAGACCTATGGCCCGGGTAACGGGATGGTGTCTTTGACGAACATTAGAAACACCCTGTCTGACATTCTTGCAATCAACGGCGTCCGAAACGCAGACCGATACTTTGCGCCGATGGACCCAATGATCGAGCAGCAGATGATGCAGCAACAGCAGCAGGCGCAGCAGGGCCAGCAGAACGATCCAAACGCGGCCTATCTGCAAGCAGAGCAGATCAAGGCGCAGGCCAAGATGCAGACCGACCAGCTCAAGCTGCAGCTAGAGGCTCAGAAGGCAATCGCCGAAGACGACCGTAAGCGCGACGAGATGGATCAAGACCTCTTGTTATCTGCGGCCGAGATCATAGGTAAGTACGGCACTGCCGTGGATGTGGAGAGAATTAAGCAGTTGCAGAACGAGCCTCGCTACCCGCAGGCACAGCCAGCGCAGGCGGCAGTAGGTAGCACGTTTTGAACATAAAAGATCGAGCAGCGCACGTTAAGCGCCTCCAGCAAGACGAGGCATTCAACACGCTGGTAAACGAGATTAGAGAAGACGCAGCCAACGTCTTCCTTAACCCGCACTCCTCATACGAGGACCGGGAAGAAGCGCATCACATAGTGAGGGCGTTAGCGAAGATCGAGGATCGCATGGCAGTCATCCTTACGGATGAGGCGATGTTCGACAAACAGCAACAGCGAGGATCAGTACCGTGGATACGACTGACGAAGTGACATTCGATGGCAGCATCGAATCGGCTATAGGCCAACTGATACAACCCGAACCCGAAGAGCAACCCGAAGAGGCCGTTGAGGTCGAAGAGGACTACGAGGATGAGGAGCAGGAGGACTACGAGCCAGAACAGGATGACGAGGTAGAGGACGAGTACGAGGACGCTGAGGAAGCCGATCCAGAGGAGCCAGAGACTTTCACTGTCAAAGTAGACGGTGTAGAGCAGCGGGTCACCCTAGAGGATCTCAAGCGAGGATACAGCGGTCAGCAATATGTCCAGCAGGGAATGCAGCAGGTTGCCGAGATGCGAAAGCAGTTCGAGCAGATTGCCGGTGATTTCCTGAATGAGCGCGAGCAAGCGAAAGCTATTTTTGCACAAGTGCAGAATATGCAAATACCGTCAGCCCCTGTGCCACCCAGCGAAGAAACATTTTCGTCTGACCCAGTAGGTTATATGGAAGCGAAAATGAAGTACGACAGGGAGGCTAATGAATACCAGCAGAAAATGGCTGAGATTCAGCAGGCACTAGAAGGCAACTCCCAAGCGGAGATGCAGGCTAGGAACGCTTATTTACAGAGAGAAATGGAGACGCTCAGGCAGGCTATTCCTGACTTCGCGGACCCGCAGAAGGCTGAAGGTCTTCGCAACAATATGCTTACAGTAAGCCGAGATGTCTACGGGTTTGACCCTCAAGAGATCGCAGCAGTGACTGATCACCGTGTACTCCGGGTACTGCACGACGCCATCCAATACAGGGCGGCACAGGGCGGCAAGGAACAAGCGATCAAGAAGGCCAAGGCAAAGCCAAAGCGTACTGTTAAACCGGGTGCCAAGAAGACAGCGTCAAACCGTGAATCTTCAAGACAAGCTAGATCGAAACTTAAACGCTCAGGCAGCATCCAAGATGCAATGAGCTTAATCCTTAATGAGAGGTAATTATCATGACTCAGAAGACTAACACCTTCGACTCTTACGACGCCAACGGCATCCGTGAGTCACTTGAGGACGTCATCTACGACGTATCTCCCGAAGAAACGCCCTTCTACACAAAGTGTGGCAAGGTAAAAGCAACCAACACGTTCCACGAGTGGCAGACAGATGCTCTTCGTTCTTCAGCGGCCAACGCGCACGTTGAAGGCGACGAGACAACTGCTGAGGCTCGCACTGCGACTGTTCGTCGTGGAAACTACACGCAGATCTTTAAGAACGCTGTTGTCATTCCTGACACAGACGAGGGTCTGAACAAGGCAGGTCGTGCTGCTGAGATGGCGTACCAGACACTGAAGGTAGCCAAGGAGCAGAAGCTAGATATCGAGAAAGCTCTCTTCGATAACAACGCGCGCGCGGCTGGTAACTCAAGCACAGCTCGTGAGCTTGCTGGTGCGCCTGCATGGCTCATCACCAATACTGACTTTGGTGCAAACGAAGGCGCTGATCCTACTGGTGACGGATCTGACGCTCGTACTGATGAGACTACAACTTTGCTTGCATTCTCACAGACTCGTTTTGACAACGTAATGCAGTCAATCTGGGAGCAGGGCGGTAATCCTGACTCTGTTTACTTGTCAGCATTCCAGATGAACAAGGCACTGGGTTTCGACGGGAACAACAACCAGCGCTCAACTGTTCGCGCGGAAGACGAGCGTGTGATCAAGCACATGGATGTCTACGTTACTCCTTGGGGTACAGTAGAGTTCATTCCTTCGCGTGAGAACCGTTCTCGTGACGTGTTCATCATGCAGGATGATATGTGGGCAGTTGGTGTTCTACGTCCAACCAAGAACGTAGCGCTTGCGAAGACTGGTGACGCGACTACACGTCAGGTCACTACTGAGCTTACTCTCATTTGTAAGAATGAGAAGGCATCAGGCATTATCGCAGACTGCACAACGTCTTAATTTAATTAAGGCTCCGGGGGCTTCGGCCCCCTTTTTTTATGGGGATATTTATGTACAAGGTTACAATCGGCACATTGTTTATCGGGGGCGTTAAATATTCACGCGGAGACGTGGTAAAATTGACAGAAGAGCAGGCTAGGCCTTATGGGGTAAAACTAGAGCCTGTTCCAAAGCCCAAGCGAACCCGAAAGAAAAAGGTTACCGATGAAGGTTAAAGAGAGATTCCACAACAACCACGACGGTACCTTTGTCGTAGAGAAGCAGTTCGACAACACTCCCTACCTAGAGCGCACGCAGATGCTGCGATCTATGGGCGCCGGCAAGCTTCCTGAGTCTTGGTGTGTCGGATCAATCCCTATGCACCTTCTGTCGCAGTGGATGAAAGAAGAGCGTATTGCTTGGGATGACATTGAAGGGCGCAAGAAGCTAATCATGCGCAAGCTCAATGACCCTGATTTTAAGAAGCTGCGCATTGTGGAAGGCACTGTCTAACCATGACTATCGAGCGCTCCGTAGCTAAGCTCGAAGCCCAGCAAGAGGCGATGGCGCAAGACGTTAGCGAGATGAAGTCAGCGCTGTCTAGCATTGCCAAGACTCTGCAAGACCTATCCAACATGGAGCAAAGGCAGGTTCACTTGACCGAGACGGTAACACGGGCACACAAGCGCATTGATGAAATTCAGCACGTCCTTAAAGACGAGGTGAAGAATCACGAGAAACGCTTACAGGCTATTGAGATCAGCATAGCAAAGAACCAGTGGATTGAGCGCTTTGTAATGGCCGGTGTCATGACCCTGATCGGGCTGTGGATCAAAGGCACAATTTAATGCTTGAGTTGCTTGTTGGCCCCATTACCAAGCTGTTGGATAAGGTTATCCCCGACGCGGATGAGCGCAGTCGCTTGGCTTTTGAGATAGCGACCCTAACGGAGAAGCAGGCCCATGAAATCGCTAAAGCTCAAATTGAAGTCAATAAAGAAGAGGCTACCAACCATTCGCTTTTTGTTAGCGGGTGGCGTCCGGCTGTTGGATGGATTTGCGCTACTGGTCTTGCGACCAACTACCTGTTTGTACCTATTTGCAATTTTGTACTTACTGTCAATGAATCGCCTATCACAGTGCCCGCTTTAGATCTAAGTGAGATGATGCCTGTACTTCTCGGGATGCTGGGCCTTGGTGGTCTGCGCACCTACGAAAAGACAAAGGACGTTGCACGCAAGTGACTGACTTCAAAAATTTTCACCTATCCGAGTTCCGGTGTCGGGAGACTCAAGAGAACTCTATGGATTTGACCTTCGTGGGTCACCTAGACACCCTCAGAGGTATCTGCGGCTTCCCTTTCCGCATTACCAGCGGCTACAGATCTGTTAACCACAGCCTAGAAGTCAATAAGCCAAATGGCCCCGGCACCCATACGCGCGGAATAGCGGCCGATATCGCAGTGTCTAACGGCTTCGAAAGAATGAACATTGTGCATGAGGCGCTCAAGATGGGTGTATTCAATGGCATAGGGATTCACAAGGACTTTATCCACCTTGATATGCGTGAAGGCACGCCCGTCATGTGGACCTACTACAGCTAAAACCCAAATAAATCTATAACAAGGGTTGTTATCGATAACACATGTTGTTATATTCTCTCTTGTGCAATGACGCACAACGGGAGACAGACTATGGTTTTTGATAAGCAAATTTCTCAGTACGAGGAGATCATCGAAAAGCTCGACGATCTTCTTGGCGAGCTAAACAAGGCCGACCTTCATTTTGGTCTTACTGATGTGCAAGGCCAATCCATCATTCAACTCAGAGCAGTTTACGATGTCATGACCGACGACGTGCTCGATCTCGAACGCCAATAATTGGAGACAACCATGACTAACCTTACTGAGCCTAAGCTCATTGAATCCGACTTGCTTAACGAGCTTGACGCGGCAGTTAATCAACTGCGCAACCTATCCATCCGCAAGCCTACCTTTCACATCCAAGAGGCGATGATGGACGCGCGTATGGCTGACTTCTTAGAGCTTGCAGAGCAGGACTACATCAGGGGCTGGACTGATTGCGAAATTGGCAAAAGCCACCTAGATGCGTCTGACGCTTATAACACAGGCTACGCTGATTGCTACGAGTATGAGGCGCAGTCTGGCAATGAATAACCCCAACTACGAGGACGTTATCTCTGAAGGCTGGGAGGAGCTTCTGCCTCTCTTACTTGACGAGTATCGCCGGGGTTTTGAGTGCGGTCATGAAGGCCGCTTTTTAGAGTTCGAGCCACGTATGTCTGATGCCTACTCGCAGGGGTATGCGCGTGGTTACGAGCTGTTTCAAATAGAAAACGCGGCAAATGTCGCAGGAGAGACCAACTATGATTATTGAACGTGGAGTAGCAATCCCCCCAAAATTTGGGCACAAGGCGCAAGAAGCAAAAGCAATTGTTAAGCAAATGCTTGTCGGTGACAGCGTGTTCTTCAAGGATGCCGCTAACAACGGCCATCCTGATATACAGCGCCTTATGACTGCCGGAAGATCTTTGAAGCAAAAGCATACCTGCCGCAAGGTAGAGGGCGGAATGCGTGTATGGAGGATCGAGTAATGCCAGAAGGTATAGTCAGCATTCACGGCAAGGAATACAAAACTGTCGCGTACCGTGTCAACGAGTTTAGGGAGCAACACCCGGACTTCACGATAGAGACAGACCTTGTCGAAGCAAACGATGTGCTGGTCATTGTAAAGGCCAGCATACTCAACAACGAGGGTCGCTTGCTTGCTACAGGCTACGCAGAGGAGGTGCGTGCAGCTAGCAAAATCAACCGGACCTCAGCTCTCGAAAATGCAGAGACCTCAGCAATTGGTCGAGCATTGAGTGCGCTAGGACTAGGCGGCAGTCAGTATGCAAGCGCAGACGAGCTGGTTAGTGCGTTACAGCAACAAAGCGACACCAGTAAGGAAGTCTTAGATGAGTGGATCAGCTACATGGAAGTGGTACGCGACAACTTCGACTGGGTTATGTATGCCAAGGAGGCCATTGCCAACGAAGACTGGCAATCTCTGGCTGGCATCTGGGGCGACATAAGCCATGAAACTATGGCGGTGTTGTTCCGGGCGCCTACTAAGGGCGGCATCTTTACCACCGACGAGCGTAATGCTTGTAAGGGTAATGACGCATTCAATCAAGCAAGAAAGGAGTTAGCTAATGGAGTATGACAATACCAATCGCGGTGTTCTGTTCAAGAACAACGAGAAGTCAAAGGACACTGACCCTGATTACAAGGGCAGTTACATGAACGCAGACGGCGCCGATCACTGGCTGAACGCATGGTTAGCCAAAGACAAGAACGGCAACACCTACATGCGCCTCAGCACAAAGGCTAAGGACGACGCCCATGCAAAGGGTATGCAGCAGGCTCGTCAGGTATTCCAGCAGGAGGCAGATAGTGACATACCCTTCTAAAACCCCGGGTGAAGCACTTACAGCCCTTTTAGATTCATGTGGTGACCCTTTGGGTACTGTTATGGCTAAGAAGCTGCAGGTCACACCTATGACTGTCTACCGATGGAAAAACAGCGAAGATATGGCCCTGTCGCGTCTTACGCAACTGGCTGATTACTTCGGCTATACCATCGATGAGTTTTTAAGTTGGGAGGAAGACGATGAGTCATTCGGCGCAGATACTTAACCACTTGCGGAAGGAGCCAATCACGGCTCTGGAAGCTTTGGATAAGTATGGTTGTTTTCGGTTAGCTGCACGTATCCAAGAGCTTCGCATGCGGGGCCACAAGATACATACCGAAACGGCCGCAAGAAACGGCAAGCGTTACGCTCGGTATCACTTGCTCAGAACTAAACCCTCTACGAAGGCAAGGGAGAAAAAATGAAGTATTTAATTACCGTAGTTATCAGCCTGTTGGCTGTGCAAGCATTCGCTGAAACAAAGGCCTACGCAGGCCTAAAAAAGGGAGGCGAGATCGTACTTACCAAGGACAGGTGTGCTGCCGATGAAACAAAGCAGCGCGCCTACTGGTACGACGAGGAAGGCTATACCGAAGATGGCTGTTGGATATCTGACGGCCGAACCATCTACTTTGAGTGGAACAATGGCGGCAAAAGCCGGTATCCGCAGAAGAAGTTCAAGGTGGTAGATAGCTGGTAATTCTGTTGCCCATACATTGGGCATCAGGTTTTCTGTGATAAACCGCACATCCAAGTAACGGGCGTGCGCTTTTTTAAGATAAAAAAAAGCCCCTCATTAGAGGGGCCACGGGAGACCTACTTGACGGGTACGTTCAAAAGTAGGTAGTCTCATTGTCGGCTAACAGTAAGACAAGGGTAGTATACACGTATAGGGACGTCTTAGGACACCCTAAAACACCCCAAACTACCTTTGTCTTCCCTTTTAGTCAGAAATTACCGGGCGTTAGGCCGAGGAACCAAAGAACCTCGGAGACGGAGTTGACCCTCTTCATGATGCGCCCCCCAGTGCCGAGAGCAGGTAACGGGGATAGACGACAAGATTCGATACGGTAATTACAGCTCGTCATAATTAACTAATGGATTGTTTGTCGCGTAGCGACATCAAAAGGGAAAGTGTGGATGATGAAATTAGATAGCGACGTAAGACTGCGCTCCTGCTGGGAGACTGGAGAGGGTGAACTAAAGATTTCTGATGAGTGGAACGAAATTTACCCCTTATGGAGAGCTGATGTTCTGAAGGATTGGATCTACGAATTGACTGGGCTCTACAGCGAAGCGATGCAGGAAATGGGCAGGCCGTTTGAAACTACTCTTGAGTTTGTAGAGGTGGAAGATGATTATTCTGAGTGATGGCACCTACTTCGAGATAGACGATGACTACTCTATCTACCTACAGCAAAGCTACCCAGACGTCGATGTACACCGGGAGCTGCTGGCAATGGCGGCATGGGCTGACGGTAACCCAAAGAAACGCAAAACACGCGCCGGGTGCAAAAGATTCATAACCGCTTGGCTAAACAAAGCAAGCAAAGAGGAGCGTGGTATCAGCCCTTTTGCAGCCCAAATACCTCATAACCAAGTTCGTGATAAAATCGGCATGAAAGCTTGGACGAGCCTAGATTGCTTGACTCACGACTACTTACAATCTGAATCTTTTCGACAGCACTGTCTGGCTAAATACGGCCAGTATATGAGCTATGAAGGCGAGAGGGTCGAGGCATGAGC